ATGTGCTGCAGGATGTCACGGCAAAGGAAGTCATCGTAAAAATTGCCAAAGACTATGGACTGAAGACAGGGGTACTGGATGCAGCCCAGTATAAGATTCCCTCACTGATTGAGGATGACAAAAAGCTGCTCGATATTATCATGGGTGCCATTGGCAGTGAGCTTCAGTATAAGGGCCAGCTGATGGCTTTTTATGATGACTTCGGTAAGCTGACATTGCGCAAGCCGGAGGCTATGCTGCTCAATGTGATTTTGGGGGCAGGGCACTATCTGTATGACTATACGCTCAAAAGAAGTATTGATGAGAACACGTATAATACGATTTTTCTCTACAAAGACAATCAAGAAACTGGTAAAAGGGATTTCTATCCGGTCACGGATAAAAATAATGTGGAACGCTGGGGCATCCTTCAGCTGTACCAGAAGGCCGACGATAAGGCCAATGCAGCGCAGATCCAGGAGAAGGCGAACAACCTGCTCAAGATGCATAACCGGGAAAAGCTCAGTCTTTCGGTGCAGGCTATCGGGGACATCCGTGTAAGGGCCGGGACTTTCATCTATGTGCTGCTGGATGAATTTGAGACTCAGGTTCTTCTTGTGGAGGAATGCAGCCATAAGATATCCGGAGGGGAGCATACAATGTCCCTGACGATTAAGGTGGTGTAATTGAATATGCTGGATATTATCAAAAAAGCGAGCCTCGGAGCCGTATCCAATACGAATCCGGTGGCTTTTTCGTATGGCATGGTGACCGGGACCGACCCGCTGGAGATTCAGGTGGATCAGCGGTTTATTCTCTCAGGTCCCGCATTGGTTCTCCCGGAATCAGTGATGGAAAGCGCTATTGAGCTGGAAGGGCAGCGGATTCTGGTGCGGCGGGGTCTTGCCCCCGGTGACCGGGTGCTGCTCTTGCGCATGCAGGGCGGACAAAGCTACATCGTCCTCGACCGGCTGGTGACGTCATGATCCCGGCCATTGGAAAGTCGGGTCCTATAGCCTCGCTTCTGGAGGGGGAGGCTGCAGCCCGGATGCTTGAACTCCCCAGCCTGACCTACCGGTTGGATTGGGAACACAGGCGGATTACCGGCAGGATAGATGCATTGGAAGCCGTCAAACAGGCGGCGGTCAAAGTGCTGCAGACGGAGAGGTATGAGTTCTTAATCTACAGTACGGATTACGGTACCGAGTGGAATCTGGTGCTTGGAAAGGAAAGGCTGCTGGTCAGATCGGAGCTGCAGCGAATTGTGAGTGAAGCTCTGCTTCAGGACGAGCGGATCCGCGGACTGGAGGATGCGGAGATCACTTTTAATGGCGATCATGTGAGCTTCAGCTGTACTGTTGTGACGGATTACGGCAATTTTGAGCTCAGAAAGGAGTGGGATAACAGTGTATGAGGATCAGACGTATGAAGCGCTGCTGGAGCGTATGCTGGCCAGGGTTCCCGAAGGAATGGATAAGCGTGAGGGCAGTATTATCTATGATGCGCTTGCCCCGGCTGCTGCAGAGATGGCACAAATGTACATTGAGCTTGACGTAAACACCAATTTATATTTTGCCGACACAGCCACCGGTGAATATCTGGAGCGCAGTATTTCCTGGACAGGAATCACCCGGCATCCGGCTACCAGGGCCCAGCTTCGCGGGTTGTTCTACAATAGTGCAGACGAATTGCTGGATATTCCGCTGGGCAGCCGGTTCTCTCTTGGTCTGCTAAGTTATACGGCGGTGGAGAAGTTATCTCCCGGATCGTACCGGTTGGAGAGTGAGACTGCCGGAGTGAGCGGCAATCAATATTTTGGCAGTCTGCTGCCCGTTGACTATATTCCGGAGCTGGCACGCGGTGAGATTACGGCGCTCCTGATCCCCGGAGAAGACGAGGAAGAGGATGAGAGCCTGCGCCAGCGTTATTTGGACTACGCCAGACGCCCGTCCACAAGCGGCAATAAATATCATTATATGGAGTGGGCCTCACAGATTGATGGTGTGGGAGGCTCACGGGTTTTTTCGCTGTGGAAGGGTCCGAAGTCGGTCAAAGTGATGATTGTGGACGCTGAGAAAAAGCCGGCCTCAGAACTGCTGGTGTCACAGGTGCAGCAATATATCGATCCGGTTGCGGGGCAGGGGGAGGGGCAGGCTCCCATTGGGGCCGTGGTTACGGTTGCCTCTGCGGCAGGCAAAAACATTACAGTCAGCGCGAAAGTCACGTTAGCTGGAGGGTATACACTTCAGTCCGCCATTAATGCTTTTAAAGTAATACTCGAAAAATACCGCAGAGAAAAAGCTTTTCATGCAACTTACATCAGTCAATCTGTGATCGGTTCCCTGCTGCTGGATACTGAAGGTGTTCTGGATTACAGTGAGCTGAAGCTGAACGGCGGAACAGGAAATGTGACTTTAACGGAAACTGAAGTGCCTCTCTTCGGCAATGTTACGCTGGAGGTGTAGAGGATGGGATATCCGGAGCAAATAGATGTGTTTAAAGATAAGCTGAATAAAAAAGCAAGCGGGGGCAGTTATGTAGTCGAGGAAAAGCTGCTGCTTACGGAGGGAATGTACAGCGGTTTTCTGACCCATGACAACATTAACAACCAGAGTATTAGGGTATACACCGGCTCACATTACAGCGGAACGGAGCTGAAGAATTATTCAGTGTCTTTTCCCGATGAGGCACCTTGGCGGCGGATCATTAAGGTTTTTGCAGATGTTCCGGAAGTCTATGTGACCTATGAAACGCCGGGAGACACCGTGGAGGCGGACGACATTAACCTGCTGCAATCAGCGCTGACAGCGACACAGTACGAAATGGAACGTTACAAGTCGGCGGGTCTGATTGACGGCGGATCTTTTAGAAAAGAGGTATAGAATGGCACAGACGATTATGATTAAACGCGGTACCCGGGCGGAGCTGTCTACTTATGGTGTACTGAAGGCGGGAGAAATGGGATTCTGTACGGATACCAAAGAGGTGTACATCGGTGACGGTGCGTCCAACTCCATGGTCGGACGGGCATTGTCCGGTCCGGAAGCTTCCCGCCCGGCAGCGGCCTCGGCAGGTCGGTTATTCTATATCACAAGCGGAGCGAACAGCGGTTATCTGTATTTCGACGATGGAGCAGCCTGGCGGCGGGTAAATTCGCAGAAGCTGACCGATCTTACAGGAACTGTGGACGATATTGCCGATGGCACAACCTATGCCAAAGTACTGAAGGCAGACATCACATCAGGGCATGTAAACAAAGTATCGGACGGGACCAATGTGAAGACGGCCGCTGAGATCAAAACGCATCTCGACGATGCTGCCAAGCACCGGGTCATTAATGATGCCGGAACGGCCATTACAGATCTGTGGTCGGCGCAGAAAATCCGCAATGAGATTGAACTGGCGAAGCATAACATTGAGCCGCAGAGCTCGGTAAAGGATCAGAATTTGACGGTTCCGCCAGCCGCTCCCGCTGAGGGGGACCGCTATATTATCCCCTCAGCAGCAACCGGCGGTTGGGCAGGGAAAGGCAATCAAATTGCTGAGTATCAATCCGCTGCATGGGTGTATTATACCCCGGCTGTCGGCTGGACCGCTTACGTGGACGATGAACAGAAAATATACAGCTGGAACGGCACTGCCTGGGTAAGAACGGGCGGGGCTCTGCAGACCGTTACTGCCGGGAATGGTCTGACCGGCGGCGGACAAGCCGATTCGGTCACATTAAATGTTGGAGCCGGCAGCGGGATTACCGTCACGGCCGACGCTATTGCCGTTACCGCCGGCAAGGGGATCACAGTGGATGCAGGCGGAGTTGCGGTCAATATTGACGGAAGCAGCATTGTCTATGATACTGCAGGCGGCAACCGGCTGATGGTGGCCAGTATTGACGGCGGCACATTCTAGGGGGCGACGAATATGGCTCTTAAGACTTTAATTCAAATCCGCCGCGGGCCGGAAAGCGCGCTGGGTACCCTTGCTGCAGGTGAGCTGGGCTATTGTACCGATACAGGCAAGCTGTATATCGGCACAGGCAGCGTGAACATGCTGCTTGTGGCCTCGCAGAGCACCGGTGATATGCTGAAAAGCATATATGACACCAATAATAACGGCAAAGTCGATTATGCCCAAACCGCAGACAGTGTAACTTGGGCCGGAGTGGACGGCAAACCTGCGGTATTTCCGCCGGCAGCGCATAATCATGACTATTTGCCGAAAGGCCCACTGAGCTGGAATCAGCTTAAAGGGGTGTAGCGATGGCTTATGGAGAGCGCTTATATGGCACATTAACTTACTCTTCGGAGGGGGCTGACCAGGAGGGGCCGGGGCTTGTACAGCCTGATCTGATGAAATACCTGCCCGAGTATTACCAGAGTGTGCCGGAGATGGAGGAGCTGCAGAAAAGCTGTGGCATGGAATGCGGGCAGCTTGTCTATTCAATAGAAGATTCTGCCCTGCAAAATAATGTGGAGTCGGCAACCTGGGGGCTTTCACGCTGGGAGAATGTGCTGGGGCTGACAACGGACACAACCAAATCTTATGCGACCCGCAGAGAAATGATCAAGGCCAAGCTGCGCGGGAGCGGAACGACTACGCCGGAGATGATCCGGCGGACAGCGTCAGCTTTTTCCGGAGGGGATGTAGAGGTTGTGGAGGTGCCGGGAGCTTACAGCTTCCAGGTGCGATTTGTCGGTACACTGGGCATTCCGGCGAATATGGCAGGACTCATTCAAATGATTGAAGAGATTAAGCCAGCACATTTGGACTATGAGTTTGTATACAGCTATACGTGGTGGGACTCGGTGAAGTCGCTTACCTGGAACAGCGCACATGCGAAAACCTGGAACGAGTTAAGAGTATTTAAATAGGAGAGTGAACTATGAAAACTACGGGCAATTTGGGTCTGAAAAAGCCTGACGGCACAGATATTGTAGATATAGCCGATCTGAACGGCAACATGGATATTCTGGACACTGCGGTCAAAGGTACACAGGATCACGTGTCCGATGCGGTTAGACATATTACAGCAGCAGAGCGAACAGCCTGGAATGCCAAGGCTTCTACGGCTGCAGCTACTGCCAGTGCAGCGGGCCTGATGGCTGCTGCGGATAAAGCGAAGCTGGATGGTGTGGCGGCGGGGGCGAATAATTATGTGCATCCTAATCATACTGGTGATGTGATCAGTACCGGGGATGGGGGGACGGCTATTGCGCCGGGTGTTATTGTCAATGCGGACGTTAACGCTGCAGCGGCAATTGATGCTTCCAAGATTGGGACAGGAGTGGTGTCTAATACGGAGTTCGGGTATTTGGATGGGGTGACTGGTAATATTCAGACGCAACTCAATAATAGGCCACAATTAGGCAATGGTAATACATTTACAAACAATCAAAAAATCATATCTACAGCTGGTACGAACGCTGCCCCCGCCCTCTCAATTGAAGGTGTAGAATATAATGCTGCTTTACAGCTTAAGAACACGACGGTTAATACAGGGAAGCGGTATTCGTTATATTCATACAATGGTGGAGACTTTGCTATCGTAAATGAAACAGATGGATATTCTGTAGCTCAAGTTGATAGTTCATCCAAGGTTTGGACATTTGCTGGTGGTATAAAATCACCTAATATTCCACAGCAAACAACCTCAAACATTACTTACTATGTGCGTACAGATGGTAGTGATAATAATACAGGGCTTACCAATACTGCTGCCGGAGCTTTTAAAACAATTGGTAAAGCTATATCCGGAATTCCACAGATTGTGAACCATTCCATCATAATTCAGGTGGCCGCGGGGACTTACGCAGAAAACCTTATATTAAGTGGTTTTCAGGGCGGTGGTTATGTTGGAATATTTGGAACTGGTGTAGTAAATGTTTCATCTATGGTTATCGAACGTTGTACGCGTATCCAGTTGATAGGAATTACTTTCACATCAACTACAGCGGATGCTGTTAATACCTACGAAGGCAACTTTATAGAGTTTAAAA